CGCCAATTAAACATAATCGGCAATCATGTTGCGCTAGTGGAGCGCGGCCGAGCTGGCCCGCGTTGTTCAATTCAAGACAAGGATTTAGACATGAAAACAAAATCGAAAGACAAAAAGCTGGGCTTTATTGACAAGCTCCGCCGTTTTCTTGACAGCGAGGCGCAGGCTGAGCAAGGCGAGGAAATGAAAGACGAGGACCTGGACCTTAACCAGCAACAGCAACAAAACGAGCCGCCGCCTGAGGACCAAACGGACGACGAGGACAACAGCATTGAGGCGCGCCTGGCACGCATTGAGGAGGTCCTGGCTAAGCTAATCCCCGCTGAGGAGGAGGAGCACGGCCAAAACTTCGACGCTGAGGGCGAGGAAATGGACCCCGACGACGAGGACGTGCAAACCGGCGACGACGTGCTAGAAGCTGAAAAAGCACAAACCAACGGCGAAGCAGTAGGCAAGGTTTTAAGTGGCGACACATTAAAAGCCGTAATTGCCCGCGCTGAGATTTTGGCCCCAGGCGTCCAAGTACAAACCGGCGACGCGGCCAAAACGCCTGGCGCAATCGCTTCGTTGAAACGCAAGGCATTAACGACAGCATACGCAACCGCTGACGGCAAAAAAGCCATTGACGTTTTCCTGGCTGGCCGCTCCATTAAGTTGCTGACCGGCGACGCTTTGAATAGCGTATTTGCTGGCGCCGCTGAGTTGATGCGCAACACCAACAACACCCGTGGCGTGCGTCAATCTGCCGCGAAAACAACCGATTTCGGCAAAGCTACAAATCCGGCCGATATTAACGCCCGTAATAAGGCATTTTGGGCCAAGTAACTTGCCCGCTAACATAAAGGAAATAAAATCATGGTAGCTTTTTTAACTCGCATGCCTTACGGCATTGCTGGCGACGTAACTCGCCAATCTCAGGCAAAGATTGAGGCGCAAGTGCTTAACGCCTCGTTGCCTTTCTCAGCTTTCGGCCTTATCGGCAAGATTGCAAGCGGCAAATTTGTGCCTTTCGCTGGCTCAGAGGCGGCAACAGACGCTTACGGCATTTTGGTCCGCGAATATCCGGCAACAGGTAACGCGGCCAGCGACCCGCTGGGCACGTCAACACCTAAAACAAGCGGCGTGGCCAGCGTTTTGCGCTCCGGCTATATCAACGTTAAAAACAATGCTGGCACCCCAGCCGTTGGCGGCCAGGTATATGTCCGCGTTGCAACGCCTGGCACTGGCAAACCAGTTGGCGGTTTTGAGGCGGCGGCTGACAGCACCAACACAGTTGCAATTGCTGGCTTGACTTTCGCGGGTGCCGCTGACGCAAACGGCAACGTTGAAGTTGCTTACAACATTTAATAAGGGGTAACACATGAAACCGAATTTAATCCGCTTGGCGACGCGCGACGCGCTGATGACTTTTGACGCCAAAACCATTGACAGCGCCGGCGTTTTCTTAATTGGCGAGCTCGAACGCTTAGACCAAAAATTGCACATGCCGCTTGCGACCGTTACCTGGTCGCGCGACATTGAATTGCGCGAGGACGTAAGCATTGCCGACGAGTTCAGCTCATTCACAAACAGCTCATTTGCGGCCGCTCCTGGCGTGCAAGGCTCAGGCAAGGCCTGGGTTGGCAAAGACACAAACGCCATTACAGGCATTAGCCTGGACATTGGCAAAACTTCTAATCCATTGCCATTGTGGGCTATGCAATTGGGTTGGACTTTGCCGGAGCTGGAAAGCGCACAAAAATTGGGCCGTCCAGTTGACCAGCAAAAATTTAGCGGTATGCAATTGAAATACCAAATGGACATTGACGAGCAAGTTTACATTGGCGACACCGCGCTTGGCTTCACTGGCCTGGTTAACAGCTCATTAGTTACAAACGTTTCAAACGCGACAACCGGCACATGGTCCACAGCAACGGCTGACCAAATCCTGGCAGACGTTAACGAGTTGTTAAATTCAGTTTGGGCGGCTTCTGCTTATGCAGTATGCCCAAGCAAATTGCTGATTGACCCGGTTAATTACAGCCGCTTAGTAAGCAAACTTGTTTCAACCGCTGGCAATATCAGCATTTTGGAATTCTTGAAACAAAACAGCCTCAGCAACTCAATTAACGGCCGCCCTTTGGACATTCAACCGCTCAAATGGTTAACAGGTCGCGGCGCTGGCACAACAAACCGCATGGTTGCCTATACTCCTGACCAGGACAAGGTACGCTTTCCATTGGTGCCGTTACAACGCACACCGCTGGAATACCGCGATTTGCGCCAATTAACCACATACTTTGGCCGCCTGGGCGTGGTCGAGTTTGTTTACCCAGAAACATTGGGTTATCGTGATAATATCTAAGGGGCAAGGCATGGTTACAATTCAAGTAAAAAAGGCGTTTAATCTCAACATTGACAGCGTGCTTACACACTATCCAGTTGGCAAGCATGAAGTTGACGAGGCGGTGGCCAACCACCCTTACACTAAATTCCATTTAGACGGCGACGAGGAGCCAGCGGCACCGCCAGCTAAAACGGAGGCTGAGCTTGAAGCGGAGGCGGCAGAAATTGCCGCTAAAACCGCGGAGGTTATCCGTGGCTTGGTAACAGTGGACAAGCCGGTGCCAAACGTTGACGCAATCAACGCGGCATTGCGCGAGGCTGGTTTGCCAACAATCAAAGCGGCAGACCGCGACGCAGTTTTAAACGTAACAGAGTAAGGACGTAAAAATGGACACACTCACCTTTCGGCAGATTTTCCCGGAGTTTATAACCACGCCGGACCCGGCAATTGATTTTTGGTTAAACCTGGGCAAAAAGCAGTTAAATGCGGACAGGTGGGTGGACCTACTAAATGAGGGCCTGGCATTGTTCACGGCCCACCATTTAGCAATTGCAGAACGCGACAGACGGACCGCTGAGGCTGGCGGCGTGCCTGGGGCATTGCAAGGCAATGTAACGGCCAAATCCGTGGACAAAGTAAGCGTTAGTTACGACACAACCGCCGGCACTTATGCCGACGCAGGATTTTGGAATTTAACAAACTATGGCGTGCGCTACTGGAACCTATTGCAAATGGTCGGAGCGGGCGGCATACAAATGTAAAAGGGCTGGCCATGAAAGGCATGCGGGTTACGGTTGATATACTGGCCGACGTGGTGCGCAACATTACCAGCCTGGTAAAAAAGGACGTTTTGGTGGGCATACCAAGCGGCACGGCCGAGCGAAACGAGGACGAGCAAGGCCCAATGAATAACGCCACCCTGGGCTATATCCATGAGCATGGAAGCCCGGCGGCAAACATACCGGCCAGGCCATTTTTAGCGGCCGGCATTGAGCAGGCCCAGGAGCGCATTGTTAAGCGCCTGGACAAAGCCGCAAAGGCCGCGATTGAGGGCAAGCGACGCCAAAGCGACGACGAGCTGGAAGCCGCGGGCATGGTTGCGCGGGACGGCGTGAAAGCCAAGATAAACAGCGGCGATTTTGTACCGCTCAGCGAGGCGACATTGCGCGCACGGGCGGCAAAGGGCCGCAAAGGGGCCAAAAAGGAATTGGCCAGCCGCGCGGCAGGAAATGCCCCCGACAATAGCAACGCAAGGCCGCTCATTGATACCGGCCAGTTGAGAAATAGTATTAACTATGTAATCCGCAACAAATAGTTAACTTATAGGTTAACAAACACACACAAAGGCCCCTAGCGGGCCTTTTTTCTTTTGGGGTATGCAATGGCATTACTGGACGTTAGCGAAGTGCTCAGCGACCCGGATTTTATGGACACCGGGCTTGTTTGTTACCGCAATGCGCAGACAGTTGGCACAAACGGCATGGCCGTTAACACTGAGCGCAAATTTACATTTAGCGCGGTCGTTACCAGCGATAGCGGCCATGAGCTCAACCGAACCGCTGAGGGCGACTACCAAAGCGGCGCCATTATGGTACACACCGCGACGCAATTGCAGGACGGTAGCGTGGGCCTGATTGCCGACGAGATAGAGTGGCAAGGCCGGCGTTACACGGTCGAGCGCATTAACAGTTATTCACACTTTGGGCGCGGCTTCGTTGCGGCAACATGCGCGCTCAAACCATTAGCAGGATAGACACCATGCCAAACACAAGCGCAACCGGCGGTTATTTGCCGCCAAGCGTAGCAAGCCCGCCTTTGGAGGGCGACGCCTTAGACGCGGAATTTCAAAAGGCGGTTGTCGGCATTACCGGCCTGCCAGGCGCAATGGTCCGGCCACGCTGGCAACCAGGCAACCCGAAACAACCGGAGCCTGGCGTTGATTGGTGCGCAATTGGCGTTACATTGCAGACGCCGGACGCGACCCCGCACATACAACACGACCCGGCAGGCAATGGCCTGGACAGATTAAAACGCCATGAGGCCATAAACGTGCTTTGCACATTCTACGGACCAAACGGCATGCGATACGCGGCCACGTTGCGCGACGGCTTGCAAATGCCGCAAAACCTGGAAGCGTTGGCCCTGGTAAACATAGGGCTAAATAATGCGGGCGATATAACCGCGGTGCCTGAGCTGATTAACCAACAATGGGTTAAACGTTACGACATACCGCTTACATTTAGCCGGCAAGTTGTGCGCGAGTACGGCGTGCTTAACGTGCTATCAGCAAACCCGATTTTAATATCTGACGAAATCGGAATTATTACAAACTAACCATTGGAGTTATTCAAATGACAACACTCGGCTTACCCGTTAGCGATATTGTTAACGTGCAAGTGGTTTTATCGCCACTCGCCGCGCAAACCCGCAATTTTGGCTCGTTGCTTATCCTGGGCGACAGCGACATTATTGATACGACCGAGCGCTTGCGCTTATATACAAACCTGGACGCGATTGCCCAGGACTTCGGCACACAATCGCCGGAATATAAAGCCGCGGCGCTTTACTATGGACAAACGCCACAACCAAGCGTTTGCTATGTTGGCAAATGGGCACAAAGCGCAACCTCCGGCCTCTTACGTGGTGGCGTATTGAGCACAGCGCAACAAGCGCTTTCAAACTTCACAGCAATCACAGCCGGCGCTATGAAAATCAAGATTGACGGCGGCGCGGACCAAGCGCTTACAGGCTTGAATTTCAGCGGTGCGACTAACTTAAACGGCGTTGCGGCAATCCTGGACGCGGCGATTACAGGCGCAACGGTTGCCTGGGATAGCGCAAATGCCCGTTTTGTTGTTACAAGTTCAAGCACTGGCGCAACCTCAACCGTTGGCTTTGGTACAGCCCCGGCCTCCGGCACTGACATTACCGCCGTGTTTCGCTTGGGCGCAAATGATGCGGGTTACATTGTTGCCGGCGTTGCGGCCGAGGCGCTGGTTGATGCCGTGCAAACCCTGGCCAATATGTCAAGCGCATGGTATGGCCTATATGTTGCCTCCACTCCGGTTGCGACTGACGCGGAAATTTTGGCGGTTGCGGCATTTATCGAGGGCTCAGGCCTGGCTCGCATTTATGGCGTTACCACACAAAACACCAACGTCCTGGACAGCGTTGTTACCAGCGACATTGCAAGCCAGTTAAAAGCGCTTAATTACAAGCGCACATTTGTGCAATACTCAAGCTCAAACGTGCATGCGGCCGCTTCAATCTTTGGCCGTGCGTTTACTGTTAACTTTGACGGTAGCAATACAACGCTCACAATCAAGTTTAAACAGGAGCCAGGCGTTGCCGCTGAAAGCCTGACAAGCTCACAGGCTCAGACTTTGCGCGATAAGCATTGCAACGTTTTTGTCAAATACAACAACGACACCTCCATTATCCAGGAGGGCGTAATGGTTAACGGCTATTTCTTTGACGAGGTACACGGCACGGATTGGCTTCAAAACGACGTCCAAACGGCGATTTTTAACTTGCTTTACACAAGCCCAACTAAGGTGCCACAAACTGACGCCGGCATTAACCTGATAACAACCACAATCGCCCAGCGATTAAACCAGGCGGTTGTCAATGGCCTGGTTGCCCCAGGTAAATGGAACGCCCCAGGCTTTGGCGCGCTCAACCAGGGCGACACGCTGAGCACTGGTTATTATGTTTACGCTCCGCAAGTGGCCTCGCAATCCCAGGCAGACCGCGAAGCCCGCAAAGCTCCGGTTATTCAATGCGCAATCAAACTGGCCGGTGCCGTGCATTTTGTTGATTGCATTATTAACGTTAACCGATAAGGATTAAAAAATGGCTACTTATTCATTTATTGACGTCCAGGCCACGCTTGTTGGGCCTGCCGGCGTTATCAACCTGGGCTATGGCGCGGCAACCAGCGAGGAGGGCATTAGCATTGCAATGGCTGGCGACAAAAACACCATGCTCATTGGTGCCGACGGCGAGGGCATGCATAGCTTGCACGCTGACAAATCCGGTCAAATCACGGTGCGCTTGCTGAAAACTTCGCCGCAAAATGCGAAATTACAGGCTATGTATGACGCGCAAACCATTGCGAGCCAGTTGCATGGCCAAAACGTGATTAGCGTTACAAACTCAAAAAGCGGCGACGTAACCGTGGGCCGCGAGTGCGCGTTTAAGAAAAAGCCCGACTTGAATTATAAAAAGGACGGCGACGTGGTGGAGTGGGTTTTTGACGCTATCAAGATTGACACAATCTTAGGCACATTTTAAGGGGGTTTAAATGGTTGAATTTGAATTGCAGGGCAACAATTACCGGGCTGGCAAGCTGGACGCTTTTAAACAGTTTCACGTTAGCCGGAAAATTGCCCCTATTCTGCCGACCTTAATACCCGTATTTGTGAGTTTGTCGCGTGATAACAAACTAACCGAGGACCTGGGGGCGTTTAGCGAGTTGCTAACGCCCTTTGCGGACGGCATAGCAAATATGAGCGACGAGGCCAGCGAGTACGTGATTGCAACATGCCTAAGCGTTGTTAGCCGTCGCCAGGATAATGACACATGGGCGCTGGTTTGGAATAAAGGCGGTTGCATGTTTGACGACATGGACCTGGGCGTTATTATCCAAATCATTATTAAGGTTATCCAGGACAGCCTCGGCCCTTTTATTCAAGGCCTGCTTATGAGCCAAGCGGGCAACAACAAGAATTTGCAGGCGTAACTTGGCGGTCCTTGCCTGGCGGCGAGGATTGGCTTATGGCTCCCGTGCTTGCAGGGCTTTGCGGTTTT